TTTTCGGGTTGTTGTTGGTTTTTCTTTGGGGGTTGGCCCTTAGAAAGTTCTGGCGTTGCGAGCGCGGAAAATGGCGCTCTTGTTCGCGGAAAAGATTTGCGCGGCGCGCTTCCAGTCCTTCGACTCGCTGGCAGCTTTGAACTGCTCAACGGGGTCTTCGGAGGCGGCGGCGTTGCTGGCGACGGCCTCGCTGCCTTTGGCGGCGAGAGCGATTTCAAGCTCGGCGACTTTCGCGGAGAGAGCGGAGAGTTCGGCGGCTTCGGGGGCGGGCGCGGCCTCTTCAGACTTCACTTCCTCGGCGACAACTTCAGCCTCGGCGGGTTCGGATTTGTCGGCGGCGATGGCCGAAACGGTTTCCTCAAGTTTGCTGACAACAGCGGAAAGCGCCTCAATGGCGGCTTTGGCATCAAACTGAGCCTCGTTGTTTTCGATAGACGCTTCGGTCATGCCCCTTGCTGACGTGTCAACTTCGGGGTGCTGAAAATCCTTGTGCATCCGATCCAGCGGCTCACTGCCAGCGCGGAATACGCCCTCGCGGTTTGCTGCGGGGCGGCTAACGAGGTCAACGCTGACCAGATTTTCGACGCGGGCAAAACGGCGGTCGCCCACTTCTTCGGGCTTGCCACTGAAGGCCATCGAAAATCCGACGCGGCCAGGCGCTTTAGAAAGAATCTCCGCGTAAAACTCAGCCTGCGGGTGAGCCGAAAGCAGTTCCAAATCGGCGCGCAGTTGGTCTTCCTCAATGCGGAAGTTGTTGAGCAGGCCGATGAGGGAGTCGATGGACTCGTCGTGATCGACAAACACTTTGACCGGGCTACCAGCCTGCCCGGCCTGTTCGGCTTGGAGCAGGGTCACATCGTCCACGAACATCTCGTGGCCGAGCGCGGGGCCAACCGTGGCCACGCTAATGCCGTCAAATTTGAGTTCCGCCATATAGGCGGGCGCTCATGTCAAGCAACCGGCTTGGTTTCGGCCTTCTTGCGCTTGTAGATGCGCTTCTTTTTGCGGGCGCGTTCCGAAAACTCTGCGGCTTGCGGCTCCGGGGTGGAGGCGGGCGGAGTTGAACCGCCGTCCCCTGTTTCCGTAGGCACAGGGTCGATGACCGTCGCCCCCTCGGTGCGCTCGACGCCGACCACCACGCCAAGCTCGGCGGCGAACTGACGCTCGGCAGCGATTTCCTGCATGGCGGTTTTCCAGTCGAGCCCTTGCTCGCCAAAGAAGTCGGCCAAGGTCATCAAGCCCGCCTTCACATCGTCGCGGCGGGCGGCGGCTTCGCGGCCTACGTCCACGGTGATCGAGCGCGGGGTCTGCCAGTGAACGCTGCGCCAGTTCGGATTCTGCGGCAGTTCGCGGCGGCGCATGGCGTTGGCTATCGCGTAGTTCCAGAGCTTGCCAAGGAAGGAAGAGATAAGAACGTCTTGCCGGGCGGCAAAGGCGCGGGCGGCTTTTTGAATGATGAAACGCTGGGCCACGCCGCCGACAGCGGAGGTGTCCCAGATGAATTCGTATGGCAGGCCGAGGCCGAGGGCGGCAGCGCGGATGTATTGCTCAAGATGCGCGTCCAACTTTTCGTTGGGGCGATTCATCATGAAGGACTCGATGCGCTCGGTGGCCTTGAGACGAGGGATCATGCCGCCGCCGAAAACCGTTTCGCGGGTTAGGCTTTCGCCCGTGCTCTTGGACAAGTCGCCAAAGAATCCTTCGGCCCCCACCCCGCCCTGCGCGTTCTGAACGACAAGGCCGATGCTGCTGCCAATCTTCGCGGCCTGCATTTCAAATCGCAGAAGTTCGTCGCGGTCGAGGAGGTTGTTCAGCGCCACGGCCACGGCGGGATACCCGCGCACTTGGTCGGGACGTTCGGGCTCGTAAACGTGGAGCATCAGATCCGCCTGGATGCTGCGGCTCGTGCGCTGGCTGAAGGTGTCGCCCTCGACCACATGATAAGCGAGCGGGCGCGCAAAGCGGTCGAGGCTCACGCCATCAATGATCTGGTCGGCCTTGTCGGGCGGGTTGGCCACGCGGTGCGACTCGACCACTTGGACGGCGGGCATCCCGTCGCGCTTGTTGGTCAGGATGCAAAAGATTTCGCCGTCGCGGTCGATGGCCTCGGAGACGAGCATTTGCAGCCGGCGCATATCGTGGCGCTCGCTGATTTCGGGCGACTTGCTCCAATTATCCCACCACGCTTCGGCGGCATCATCCCATGCGGGATCGCCGCTGTTGGCCTGCGGGGCGATGGCCGAGCCGACCGAGTAGGTCGCCTTGTCGCGGATGGCGCTTCTGACGATCGCGTTGTTGTAGAAAAGTTTGCGAGAAAGGCCGAGCAGGCGCACCCGGTCGCCGTTGGAAATATCCACCTTGCTGTCCTGCGCCTGCGACTGCACCCATGCGCGTTCTTCCGGGCGCCAGTTGGCGGCTTCGACCATTCGCGAGAAGCCCAGCGCCTTGGCCATTTTGTCGATGAGGTTGGCCATTTTAATATACTCCGTATTGGGCGCGGGTGGCGCGGTCGTTGCCGATGTCGCCCGCATTGATGGCAAGGGCCGTCTCGATGAGGCCAAGCATTTCCCATGCATCGTAACTCTTCTGAAGCGTCACCGACCGACCGCCCACGCTGCTTGACAAAACAAACGCTTGAGAGGCGCCGCCCGCCAGAATTTGCGCCTTGCAGCTTGCTTTGAGTTGGGAAAGTTCGGACGCCGTGAAGACACGGGCGAGCATCGACGCATCGGTCATGCCCTCGTTGCTTGTGTCAAGGAGTGGCGTTCTGTGCGCGGAAGGCCGACAAGAAGCAATCCATGTAAACCAGCGCCATTTTCTCGCAGTCGGCCAAGTGGTTCGGGCCGAATCTGTCCCATTTTTTGCCGTCTTTGTGGTTTACAAGGGCTTCGTTTTGCATCTGCGAAACGTAATCCTTCGCGAGATCGCGAGGCAGATACCAAGGCACGCGGCCATCGCGTAACACGTCGTGATATAGACGCTCTTGCCACAGCCAAGCATTAAAGCGCATTTGGCGGATGGTTCGCATTCCGTCGATTTGATAGTCTCCGACCTCCCACGGTTTTATGGCGGCATAGTGCTTTGATGTTCGCCCAAAGGCCGCGCAGAATTTGCCCGCCGTGCCGAAGACAAAGTTGTAAACGCCAGAGGTGGCCTTGGCCGCATACCCGGCGTCCACAATGCCCCACTGGCAATTAAGCTCGCGGAACTTTTCAGCCAATCCTGCCCAGCCCAAGGCCGACCCGTATTGAACGAGATAACTGCTCCCGTCTTCGTGCAGTTGTCGCACCAGCCACCACAGTTCGGTTTGCTGCACGTCCACGGCCATAAGCCGAACGAGCACCCCGTCACTCGGAGGTTGCCCCAGCAGATACTTGGGCGAGGCGTCGATTCGCTCGCGGATCATGGCGGTGGTGATGCGTGAGCCCTCGATTTTCCACGGAATTGCCAGTTCGCGGTTGTAAAAATCCTGCAATCCGCCCGGCGCTTCTCGGTCTTGCAAAAACTTCACGGCCAAATCCGCCCACCTCCGCCACGGCGCGTAGAGAGAAGACAAGTGATAGCTTCGCCGCCCTGGCTCGGCGGCAAAATCCGTGGGCCTCCACTCGCCCCGCTCAAGCATCTCTTGTTTGTCGGCCTCTTCGTGCGCGTGGCCGCAGGCAGGACAAACGCAACGCGCCGTCGCGGCCACCCGCTCCATGTTCCAGCCTTCGTCTTGCTTGGCCGTCTCATCCCATTTGATGTGCTCCCACTCCAAAGACCACGCTTCGCCGCAGCCAAGGCACGGCACAAAGTATTTGCGCTGATCTCCCTTAAGCCACTCGCACCAGATCGCCCCGTCTTCCATCGTTGGCGTGCTGGTGGTCATTATGAAATGCTTTGGATATGTGGCAACGCGAGCCTCGGCCAACTGCAAGGGCGCTGATTCTTGGCTTCCTTTTTTGGGCCACTTGTCGATTTCGTCGCAGCAAAGGATTGAAATGCTTTTGGATGCCAAATTCCCCGGACTGTTTGCCCCTGTCCAAAAAACGGTCATTCGATCCAGCGTTTGCTGAAGCAGCTTAAAATCGTCTTTGTTTGCGGTTTTGTGCCGGCCCAAGTTTGGGTTGTCTTCAAAGAGTGGCATCCACTTGCTCTCGGAAAATTGCCGAGCGTTCTTTTCGGTGTCGTGAATCCACAGCGTTGGCCCTGGCGCATTTGCCACGCGGTAGGCCATCCCGATGGTCAGAATGGTGCTCTTGCTGGTCTGCGCCCCCCAAACCAAAGCCAGCCGCCGCACCTGCTCGTCGGCAAAGCACTCCAAGACTTCGCGGACGTATGGAGTTCTGGATGTTGAATAAGTCCCCGGAAGGTTGGTAAACCTCTCAGACAGCCTTAAATTATTCTCAGCCCACGAAACAACGCCGGGCTTGGGTGGAGAGACTGTTAGCTCTTTCCAAGAAGCGCACTCTTCTACGAAGCCTTCTTTGTCGCCTCGGACAAGGAAAGCGGCAGGGTCGCTAAGTGCTTCCGCAGCATCGAAGTCGCCTGCTCGCCCCACGGGAATGTCGAAAAATCCTGCACCATTGCCGAGATCAGCCCACGGATCGCCGCCACCGTCTCGGCCTTGTTGAGTGTCGCCTTGGTCATCGACAGGAATTGCCCCAACTCCTGCTCGGCTTGTGCCACGGCCTTTCGGCTGTCGCGCCACGCGCCGGCCAGTTCGGCCACGGTTCGGCTGTTGGCCTCCTCCGAGTTCGCTGCCGCCTTCCACAATTCGTAATGGCGAATCTCCCCCTCCGCCGCCCGGTCGAGCCTCGCCTTCGGCCCCAGCGCCGGGTTGCTGCTGGTCGTTGGCGCGGCCACCTTGCCCGACTTGCGGCGGCGAATGTTCGCGGCCAGCCATGCCCTCGCCGCGTCCACCGAGTCCGTTGGCATCCCTTGCGCCTTCCAGAGAGACACGCTCGTCTGGTTGGCGTCGAGCGCCTTCGCCAGTTGGATCTGCGTCAGGGCCATTGGGCATTGTGATACGGCTTTTTCGCGTGTCTCATTATCAAAAGGGCTTGTTGAGACTGAAATTGTGGGAAGTGTTTATTACTTCAACGAATCGCAATAAATTTGGGCCCATTTTTCGCCAGTCGCAAGCTCCT